TTATAATATCGAAAATACTCATTTCGTTATCCATACATTGTCTGGCCCTATATCATATTCAAAACCGCAATCTTTGATTGCATCTTGAACAGGAAACATATTGATATCATGCCCTGTCAAACCATTGGTTGTTTTCAATAGAGGAGCATATGCCTTTATATCTTTGACAACATTTTTATATGTATGACTTGCATCTATAAAGACAAAATCAAGTTGTTCTGTAATTTTGATAGATTGATTTTCGCTTAGGCCTTCTAAAACAATTAGTCGTTCGCCATATTTATTTTTTATATCTATGTTGTAGAATTGACTTATATCTTTATCGACACTATACATTTTTAAATTAGGATTATTATCTAACAAATAGAATAATGTGCGTCCAGTTCTTGTACCAACTTCTGCGCCTATTTTCCATTTGTTCTTTTTTACTAGATAATCTAAAAAACACTCGCGGCGATTTTCTCCTTGCCAAGGAATCGAAGTTTTACAATTGACATCTATTTTAATCTTATATTTCTTTGACATTAACCAATAAGGAATCCATAACCGGTGCCGCCTGGGACAGCTAGCGAAACTTCTGCTTCTAGCTTTTCCATTTCAGCCTGTGCCTCTGCCTTAAGGGTATCACCGTTGAGAGTACTTCCTCCTTGAGGTCCAGCAATAGTTGCAAATTTTGAACGTGCTTCACCTAGCATATATTTACAACCAGCAAGTGTATAATCTTTAATCCACTGCACAGCAAGATAATCATTTAATAATTCTGAGTCAGGTCTATAATTATAGCAATATAATAAAAGTTCTTCTTCTGCTCTAGGACGTTGTAGTAGTGTTAATTTTTTTTGGGTAGAATTCCAAGTAAATTCAATAAATGATCCAAACATACGTCCTACAAGTTCTTGGTGTTGCGAAAATAAATCGTATGTTGCTAGTCCGCCCATTTTAGAACTAGATAGTAAGTATGTATTAGTATAGGCTAAGTTGAATGGTTCAAACAAACTGCCGCCGTCACCACCGCCTGTTCTTGAGCCAATCGATCTACGAAATAGTTTTCTTACTTCAATAACTTCATTTGGCAATACGTATTCATTTTGATCTATTACGGTTGTTAAAAACATATAAGATTCTTCAACACTATTGTCTGAACGCTGTCTAAATCTAGTGAGTGCCTTAGTTAATGCTGTTTGATAATGTATAGGATCTAATTCAACATCTACCATACCACCGCCTAAAAAGGTGTTTACATAATCAAATATTTCTTGCTTTTGTGTTGCTAAATCTGCCATAGAAGTTCTCCGTATAGTATTTATCGCTAGCGATAAATATGTATATGCCAAGACTATCTTTATATAAACCAGAACGCGGCAATGATTATCATTTTTTGGACAAACAAATCCAAGAAATGTTTACTGTTGGCGGGACTGATATCAATATACACAAATATTTAGGTCCTAACAATCCCTCAGACGACGATCGTAGTGCTGTACAGCCAGAATATGATGCTGTTGCAGAAACTAATATACAAGATTTGTTATTCCTTGAAAATCGTGATAGAAAATACGATCCTGATATTTATAGTACTAGAGGCATATACAATGTGCAAGATATTGATTTTGATCTTAGTCAATTTGGATTGTTCCTCAGCAATGACACACTTTTTATGACTGTGCATATCAACAGCATAGTAAAAACGCTAGGCAGAAAACCTATTTCGGGTGATGTAATAGAACTTCCACATCTTAAAGACGAGTATGCACTAAATGATTACAGTGTTGCCCTTAAAAGATTTTATGTTATAGAAGATGTTAATAGAGCTGCTGAAGGGTTTAGTCAAACTTGGTACCCGCACCTTTATAGATTAAAATTAAAACAAATTTATGACGGACAAGAATATGCTGAGATACTTGACTTACCCGCAGAAGAAGGTTCAAACGAAACATTACGTGATATTCTAAGCACGTACGAAAAAGAAATGCAGATTAATAATGCAGTAGTAGCACAAGCAGAAGCAGATGCTCCAAAGTCAGGTTATGATATAAGTCATTATTATACTATTGCTACTAACGATGACGGCACTGTTGCACTTAGAACAGCAGACAATGAAGAATTGGATGCTTCTAATATTAATACAAATGCTGACGAAGTTACTGACAGACCAGACAGAGAAGGCTATACTGGCTATCTAGTAGGAACAGGGGATAGTGCCCCTAACGGTGCTCCGTTTGGTTTTGGTATTTCGTTTCCTATTGATAATCAAGAAGGTGATTACTTTTTGAGAACGGATTTCCTACCAAATAGAATGTTTAAATATGACGGTACTCGTTGGGTTAAGGTTAATGACGATATTAGAATGACACTAAGTAACACACTAGAACGTCAAACTTATAAAACAGAATTCATTAACAATACGAATACTAATGATATAGATGGAGAGATAGTTGAAGAAAGACAAAGTCTTTCTAAAGCACTTAAACCTCGAGCGGATAATACTTAATGCTACATTTTTACGACGGACAAATTAGAAGATATACTACTCAAATGATGCGCATATTGAGTAATTTTCCTGTAAAAGATGGTAAGGGAAACACTAAAGATGTTCCTGTTACTTATGGTGATCTAACTAGACAAGTAGCAAATATAATAAGAGAAAATTCAGAAAATAAGCTACCTAGTGCACCTAGAATAGCAGTATATGTTACAGGATTAGAATTAGATAGAGACAGGTTAACTGATGCTACTTATACTAGATCTGTCAACATTAGAGAAAGAGCATATGACGAAACCAACAAAGAATACCTAAATTATCAAGGTAAAAACTACACAGTCGAAAGATTGATACCTACGCCTTATATGATGCGTATAAATGCAGATATATGGGCATCAAATACTGATCAAAAATTACAAATTTTAGAACAGATACTCGTATTGTTTAATCCAAGTTTAGAAATGCAAACCACTGACAACTTTATCGATTGGACTAGTATTACAGTAGTTAATTTAGAAAATGTACAGTGGTCAAATAGAAGCGTTCCTATAGGAGTTGATTCAGAAATAGATATTGCAACTCTTACGTTTACCATTCCAATTTATATTTCGCCGCCTACAAAAGTTAAGAAAATGGGCGTTATTACAAACATTATTACAAGTATGTTTGACGAACAAAGAGGAACAATAGAAGACGGCGTAAGTGCACCAGAAAACAATGCATATTCAGACTTTTTGCCAGGCATGACGGGTAACGATACAAACAGGAAAGCAGAGACTGCTGTAGCAAATGAAATGGCAAATGTCAATTATAAACAATATGGAGTTTATCTAAGTTCGGGTACTGCACAATTATACGGTAATGGTGTAATAGGTGTAAGAAACTGGGAAGAGATTTTCGAGGTATTACCGGGAACATATCAAGCAGATGTAAGTAGAATTTACTTTACTAATGCAGAAAATAGCAGTACTATAACTGGTACTTTTGCAATTAATCCGTTTGACGACAAAAAAATAGAAATTAATTTTGATACTGATAGTTTTCCTTCAGACACTATTATACAAGGCAGAACTACAATAGACTATATTATAAATCCTACTGGATTTAATCCAACAGATATCAAAGTTGCAGGGTTACGACTCTTGTTATTAGATGCAATAGGCACAGATCTAGATAATGTAGGCGCTAGTGCTTGGAAAAATTTAGACAACACTAACCTAGTTGCAGATATTAATGATATAGTAGAATGGGATGGAAGTAAATGGAGCATTGTTTTTGATGCAAGTGAAACCACCACAACCACCTATACAACAAATTTAAATACAAGTGTGCAATATAGATTTAAAGATGGAGAATGGTTATTGAGCATCGATGGTGATTATCCAATTGGCACATGGAGGATAGATCTAGCAGGATAATTATTAGTATGACAAAGATTACATGTAGTGGTGCATTATTTTATACACTCGATACTAATAGATTTTTATTTCTCCATAGAGCACACGGCAAAAGAAATAATTTGTGGGGACTTGTAGGAGGTACCAACGAAGGACAAGAAACACCCTGGGAAGGACTACAACGAGAAATTGAGGAAGAATTAGGATTCTTACCAGAAATAAAAAAAACTTTACCTCTAGAAAGTTTTATTTCATCAGACAATAAATTTTATTTTCACACATACTTATGTGTAGTAAAAGAAGAATTTATTCCTAAATTAAATAATGAACACGACGGTTACGCATGGTGCTCGTTTACAAAATGGCCTAAACCGTTACATCATGGTTTACGTAATACCCTTCAAAGTAAAGTTAATTTATCTAAATTAGAAACAGTTTTCCAAACTATAAATTTACTTGACACATAATCTAAAATAAAGTATAATAAGAGTATGAAAGTCTTAGTTATTGGTGATGTTATTATTGACAAATATATCTATGGAACAAGCACACGCTTGAGTCCAGAAGCACCTGTTCCTGTAGTGAGTCAAGAACACATAGTAGAAACTATAGGCGGTGCAGGACTAGTTTATGAAAATTTAAAAAGCCTAGGTGTTGATGTAACATTATACGAATATGATCAACCTAAAAGCGTCAAGACTCGTGTAA